ATGAACCAGCGCTTGACCAGCGACCGCTGCCGGTAGAGCGCGTCGTCCAGTGCCCTCCGTTCGAAATCGGCCAGACGGCACCAGAGTGAGAGAGCGGGCATAGTCCGCACCTGGGCGTGCAGGCCACACAGGTCGCCAGCAGCAGCCACGGGATCTCGCCAGGCACGGTTCAGCAGGCCGTGGCGGGCCAGGGTGAAACGGTTGACTTGCTGCAAGCTAACAGTAGGAGGCATAATTCTACGTCCTATTATACCATACCACCCTGGGCAGAGCAACGCAAGCATGGTCTCGGAGATAGGTATCTTGACATTACCCCTGCTTGGGTATAGAATACGGCCAAACTTTCGGGGAGGAAGGCCATGACAAAAGAGATCGTTGCCACCGACCGGGCTCCGGCCGCAGTGGGACCGTATTCGCAGGGGGTCAAAGCGGGAGGATTGCTCTTCACCGCCATGCAAATCCCGCTCGATCCGGCTTCCGGCCAGGTGGTGGGAGACGACGTGGTCACACAGACCGCATGTGTGCTGGACAACATCAAGGCCATCCTGGCGGCGGGCAACAGTTCGCTGGACAGAGTAGTCAAGACCATCGTCTACTTGAGTGACATGGATGACTTTGGCGCGATGAACGCCATCTATGAGCGGTATTTCGCCGCTGCACCGCCGGCGCGAGGAGCGGTGGAAGTGGCGCGTCTGCCCAAGGATGTGCTGGTCGCCATCGAAGCCATCGCCGTCGTCAACGATTGACGGTTGATTCGTGGGTTGATGGATGGCTCGACTGAGGATCTCTCACGAGCGAGCAAGGGAGGAGACATTATGGCGCTGGTATTAACTCGCAAGGACGTTGAAGAACTTTTGACGATGAAGGAAGCCATGTCTGCCGTCGAGGAGGCTTTTCGCCAATATTCCCTGGGCAAGGTCATCATGCCGCTGCGTACGACGATTCACATCGCCGAATACAAGGGCGTCAACCTGGCCATGCCGGCCTATGTCGGTGGCGACTTGAATGCGTTGGGCTTGAAAGTCGTCTCGGTGTATGGCAACAACCCCGAAAAGTATGAAAGAGAGCAGAGCAAAAAGTATGCTCCTGTTCGTGGAGAAAAGACTCCTATGCCACCAAGAGGTGATAAGCGTAGAGAGGACTTTGAGAAGTGGTATGCTGCTCAACGTCGCTGATACAAAACTCAAATAATACTCAGGGGGCTTGACAAGTCCCCTTTTTTATTGCTAGACTAGGTTTGTCCCGGTTAAAGATAAATAATAGCTCATAAGATTCTATAATATGAGCTTTGAGATAAATACTAGTGTAAGTTATGAGAATCCATGGACGTTTGATAACAAACCTTTTGATAGCATTGATATTGGGGACTACTTCGGGTTTGTTTATCTCATTACCAATAAGTCCAACTCACGACGTTACATTGGTAGAAAGTATTTTTGGTCGTTCAGAAAACCACCGGGTAAAAAAAGAAAAGTAAAACAAGAATCGGATTGGAAGAAGTATTACGGTTCTTGCCCAGAATTAAAAGAGGATTTAAAAAAATACGGTAAAGAGACTTTCAATAGAGAAATCATAAGTCTCCACACCACGAAGGGTAATTGTAACTTTGAGGAAACTAAGCAGTTATTCTTAAATAATGTCTTATCTGAGGCACTTGACGACGGCAGTCCCGCGTACTACAATAGCAATATCCTTGGACGCTACATGCGAAAAGATTATGGTAACTTTGGAAGACACCCTGAAAGCGACACATGACTGGGCAATAGATCGTATACATACTCTTTGTGAAATTCCTACTTATGATACTATTAGTACAGTAGAAGATGCACACGCCATTAAGGCTGAATTCTGTGAGTGGTTAGATCCAGAAATCGAAGATCATGAAATCTATTCACTAGAATACTTAGGAGACACAGATGACTAACGGAGCATCACAAAGTTTTAAAAAAAGAATATTAGAAGAATGTAAGAAGTTGACTGATGAAGGTAAGCATATTGAAGCAAGTCACCTCTTCAGAACATACTTCCCCGACTTTGGGTCAGCACTCCCTGACCGATTTGACAGCGTAGGGTATTAGTGCTACACTACATAGACTTGAGCCGACAGAGAAATTTTCTCTAAGCGGATGCCGAGTTCAAACGATTTAATGCTTAAAAAAATATCTATTCTTTCACTTCTTGCAGTCCCAGTTGCTGCTTGTGCTTATCCATCTATCAGTGAAATCTCAGCACCACCAAAGGTTGCTATGGTAGATGTAAAAGTCAATGAGGGTAAAGCAATCCCTATCGAAGTGATTGATAAGTCTTGGAAGTGCCCTGGTTGTAACGACAATGAGAAGTATGTTCTCCAGCAACTCCAAGAGAAAACAAACATCTCTGACCGTAATGCCCTTGCAACGATTATGGGCAACATTAAGTCCGAGAGTAACTTCTATCCAAACATCTGTGAGGGTGGAGCACGAGTTCCTTATGAGCGTTGTCTTAGTGGTGGGTATGGACTCATTCAGTGGACAACATACAAGAGATATGCTGGTTTAGGAGCCTTCTGTAAGAAATTTGGTTGCAATCCTAGCAGTATTGAAGGGCAGACTCGTTATATGATAAACGAGTCCCAGTTCCAAAAAGTTCTTCCTGAATTTGAGGGACACGGACAACCTGTACATCAGTATATGGTTGGAGCCTACTATTGGTTAGGTTGGGGCATCAAAGGTTATCGTGAGCAATACGCTTATAACTATACTAAACGACTTGTCTGGTCATGATCAAAAAGGTAATTAATCAAATCAAAAAAGTTTTTATTCCTAAGAGCGAATTCATTGAAGAAACTCCTAAGAAAGTTGAGAAGAAACAGGCGTCTTATACGGGAGTGGCTGCCCCTATCACTACTCCTACTGATTCTTGGTTTTCTGAACCAGTAAAAACCGAAAAGGTTATTGCCTACGAAAAGCACGTTGCTCAAAAGATTGAAGAGCAAAAGTTTATCGAAGCAGCACAACCTAAGAAAGAACCAGAAGATATTCATCAGCAGATGTATGATCGTGTCACCAAGTATTGGGGCACTTGGCAAGAAGAACTTCCTGGTGGGTCTGAGAACTTCCAGTCTGGTCCTGGTGGTTGGAACTCTGGTACTGGTATGGGGCAGTTTAAATGAATGAAGATTGGCGTTATTCTGACGAAAGAATGAAACTTCGTGAGCAAGCACTTAACTTATTGCTAACAAGGTTTGGTAATAAGTTGCAAGAGAATGGGGAACCAGTATACTCAAATCAATCAATCTATGAGTGTGCTCATGACTGGGTATCACAAGGAAATATGAATACTTTTGGGTTGGTTAAATACTATCAGGCGTATTACACATCATGAAAAAATTACTGCTTGGGTTAATTGGTTTATCATTAGTTTCTATACCTGCCCTTGCAGGAGAATCTAAAATCAAGAAAGGATTCTATACTATGGACTCTATGGGTTGCATGATTACACGAGAATGCACCAAAGATGTCCGACGAATCAAGAGTATCGACGATATTCGTAAAGAGTTTCCTAATTCTAATTTTGATCTTATTGCTGACGAGTTTGACTCGATGTTGGTATCCCTTGATAAGATCGGAGTTATGGTTTTTCTAGGGCACGAAAAGTATTTTCCCCCTGGGCATCGTGGAGTTTATCATACAGTATCAAACAACTTCTACCTGAATGATGCCTTTGTGCATCGTCCTCATGTGCTTATGACTGTGATGCGTCATGAAGGATGGCATTCTGCACAAGACTGCATGGCAGGAACTATCAAGAATAGTTTGATTGCTCTTATCTATCCAGAGGAAAAGGTTCCACAAGTCTGGCGTGATATTGTAGAGAAGAGTTATCCTAAGTCTGCTGTTCCTTTTGAAGCAGAAGCAAAATGGGCAGGTATGACACAAGGTATGACTGCTAAAGCACTTGATGCTTGCACCACTGGTAAGATGTGGGAAATCTACGAACCCACTCCTTTGACTGAAAAATGGCTGCGTGAAGAAGGATTTATTAATTGATGACTGTACCATTCTTTATTGAAGAACCTATCACTTGGAAAAAGATTGAGGTCCCCCAAGATATCATCCATTATTGTGATATGACAACACTGGATGCAGATCGTGAA